TTTGTATAGGGAATTATCATATTGATAAAAAAATTAATGAATTAATTAAAGTTTGTCTTACTATACCATTTCCTATTCCTACTATTAAAGAAATTACCAATATTATTCAACTTATAATGCCCAAAATATATTCTAATAAAGAATTATTATCTAGTATTACCACATATATTCAAAATGATTTAGGTAAACTAAGTTCAATTGAAAAATTATATAATAAAAATTTTAAAATTTTATTAAATAAAGAAACTCTTGCTCTTTTTATACCAAAATCTTTTACAGAAGATACTAAAGATATTACTCGTCATCTAATAAATAAAAAACAAAATATTAATAATCATAATATTATTATGAATGAAACCGATAGAACTATAGTAGGACTATTATGGCACGAAAATATAATAGAAACATTTAATAAAGTTGATAATAAAATCACTATTCCACTATACATAAATATATTAGATAATATATGCACTGCTGATTACATTGATCGTATTACATTTCAAAAACAAATATGGCAATTTAATGAAATGAGTTCATTAATTAAAGTTTTTTATAACAACTTATTATTAAAAAAAAATATTACTAAAAATGATATTAAAACTATACGATTTACTAAAGTTCTTACTAAATATAGTACAGAGTATAATAATCAACTATTTATTCAAAATTTATGTCAAATTTTTAGTCTAGACAAAAAAGACCTATTTACACTATTTATTAAATTACAAAATTTATATAATTCTGGGGAAATTTTTAACTATATGGAACAATATGAAATTACTAAGTTAGATATTAATAGAATTTACAGATATATTGACAAATTTCATAATATAAATACTCAATATTCATATAATGATAAAGATAATGATTAATTTGTGACTGCCATATTTATTTTATTCCAATTATCTAAAATTTCATTTGATAACATCACCGAATGATACAGCATATATGATTGAGGATTTTCATAAAATGCTTGGTTTGCTACTGATGCACAAGTTGGATATGGTGTTTTTGCCGATCTATTTTTATAAGCAATTGTTGAACGAACTTTAAAGAATTTTTTTTCATCTAGACTACCTACCTTGAACGGATATTTTACACCAGTTACTGCATCTAGAATTGGCGATCCTACTACATCTGAATAATATACCTTCTTATATGGATCATAAATACTATCTTTCTCTACTTCATCAGAATTAGACATATTTTTCTTATCAATAATATTCTCCATACTGTTCTCCATGCTATTCTCTATTATTATATAATTTTTATATCAATTTTTTATTATATAATAATTAATTATTTGTTATACCTATTTTACTCTCTAAAAGTTTTATATATTTATCTTTTCTATTACACTCATTTTTTAATTTATCTATAGTATCATCTTGTTGTTTTAAAATATTTAAAATTTGTTCATTTGATAATATTTGTGTTTTTCCATTAAATTCACCTGTAATTTTTGGTTCATTATTTTTAGATTCCATTAATAATTGTAATAGAACTTGATTTTGATTTATTTTACTCTGGTTTTCATTTATAATTTTATTTAACTCATTTGGATTATTTTTTAAATGATCCACATGTTCTTTTGATAATCCCATGCTATGAAATATTTGATTATTATGTGTTTGTATTTCATCTGTTGTTTTTTTCATTAATTGCTCACGTTCTTTTGCTAACTCACCTATCTGTTTTAAAACATCTGGCTTCATTTCTGGCTTTCCTGCATCATAATCTTTTAACGCTATTTCTATATCTTCCATAAAAAAATCTAATAAATCCTTTTCTTTTACAAAATCTTCAACCTTTTTATCTGAAACTTTTACATATTGTGTATGTGGATTATTTAATAATGTTTTTTTATCAAATGTATTATGATCATGAGAAAATACTAAAATTGTTTTTTTTGGTTCTAATTGTACAAATGGTACAGTATAGTCTTTTAAAAATGCTTTTTCTTCTGCTAATGCCGCTGTATCATTATATCTATGATCTTTTAATAATTCTCGTTTAAATGCAAATGTTCCTGCTGTTGCATGATTTGGTCCATATGGACCAAATTGATACATTTTACTTATATGTTTAAAATATATATATATTTCACTTGCACCAGCACAAAGTGCTTTTGGATGCGATTGTAACATATTTACAGCATGCATTATACGATCTGGAGGATAATAATCATCATCGTCCATATAGACTAGTATATCTCCTTGTGATTTCTCATGCATGATATTACGCTTTTTTCCTAATGGCATTTTTTCATTATACTTATAATATTTTACATTTGATATATCACATACCAGATCTTCTATCTTATCTGTACCATCATCTATTATAATCCATTCAATCCTATCTTTTGGATATGTTTGATGATTAAAACATTTTATCATTGATGAAATAAATGGTCTTCTATTATATGTAGGAGTACATACACTTACTAATGGTAAATTATCTAGATTTTTTGATTTGCTTTTTTTACCCATATTTATTTATAATATAAATATACTTTTAAATAAATATTAATATTATATCTATCTACACTTATTGCTCTGATTGCCACCTATCTTTGAAAATAAACTATATATATATATTTTATTAAATGAATAATTAATATCAAATAGAATATTACTGTTGGAATTATCTTTACTGGTTTTTCTATATGTTTATTCATCTTTATTTTATATAAAATTTGTAAAAACATAAATCCTAATATGTATCCAATTACTACATTTTCCCCCTTCACTATATTCATTATTAATTCACGCTGTTCACTATTAAATAATGGTTTTATTGCTAATTCAAAAAAGATTTTTAGTGTATTGAAACTTGATATAATTATATCAAGAATACCAATAAATAATCCGGTAAATATTATTAAAATCATTGCAAATATACCATGTTTCCAAAAAGTTGTTATTTGTCTAATTATTAACGAAAATAATGTATATAACTTAATTATTGGCAACACTAATACTAATATTATTAGTGAAATTACTATTAATATACTATTTGTTGAAAATGGGGTTGAATTTAACCATTTCATAAAACCTTTTATATTTCCATGTAAATTTGTTTGGGTTCTTGCTAATGAATTTAAAAACCAATTTACATAATTATGTAATACATCATCGGGATCTTTACGATACCATTTATATGGATAACTAGCATCTATATTACAATTATTTCCTATATTATCTTTTGACTGTTCATCTTGTACATAATTTGGTAAATCTTCACATCCTTCCAATAATTTAATTATTTTTTTTGTTGCTGCAGCTGTCCATCCTTCAGGATCTTTACAAGGATGAACTTTTCTCGATCCATAGGGTGGCTCTTCACATTTTGATGGTAAAATTTTGTTTAATACTGCATCACTTGCCTCTTTTATTAAAAAAACTATACTACCATTAAATATAAAAAATAACACTACTATTATTATTAATTTTAATGCATGTAAAACTATTTTTAATACTTGGCTATCCTTTTTTTTTATCTTTGGTTCATCCTTATTTTCATATCCTTCTTTTATAGTATCTGTTTCATTTTGCTTATCAAAATAATTCATATATATTATTATTATATTTTTAATACTATTTATTCCCAATTTATCTATAACTATTAAATTCTAATGAAGCTAAACCATTTTCTATTGTTAATACATTATAATGCTCTTCAAATATTTTCATATTAAAAGTATAATCATATATTTGCCAATCTGTTTTATTATAACCATAACTATTACCTGAACTATCACATATTGGTATTATTGCTACACGCGACGGATCTTTTATTTCTAACAATGGAAAGGTTTCATATTCAAAATCTATATGTCGATAGTGTATTAAATTCATTGCTCCATTTGGTTCTATTTCATACGGCGATCCATTTAGTGAGAAATTATAACTATATAATCCTTCTTTCCATCCACCATTATTTCTTAATAGCTGTTCTACTGTATTAAAATATAATGATTCGAATTTTTCTTCTCGAAGCTTACCATCCAATGATAGTGCCCAAGTTTTTAAAATTGTCTTATCTAAACCTCGATATGGTCCTGTTATATATGGAATCACTCCTGAAATATCATTATATTTCCAAGAAAATGGAAAATATGGTGGATTTCTTATCATACCTGGACCTACATATATTGATCCTGGTGCTAAACCTGAAAATCCAGCCGAATAACATATTATACCTTGTAAACCATAACTAAAATCTACTGAATATTTTGCTGCTAATGAAAAATTGCTTGGTAAAGTATTTGCTGTTGTAATCTCAAACATGTCAGGTTTTACACTAAAATTACTATTTGGATTTGCAAATGGAGTCGGCAGTAAATGAAAATCTAGACTAAAGTTAGAATTTGTATTTGTTTCTTTTAGCTTTGTGTAATATAATGGCTGGAGGGTATAAACTTGCTCATT